TCCATTTGCTGAAATTCGCTGCTATGCCACTTAACCATGGGAGGGTCGAGGGAACCAGGCGCAACACAGCTGCCGTAAAGGCAGTTGTAGTCGCGACACCCGAAATCTGTTCGGTGTTTATGAGGCACACTGACCCCGACCCGTTTGTACTAATGCTAGGTTTCGGGCGACCAAGGATTACCCCAGCCGCTGCCGGCGGGGCCATCCGATTGACCACCGAGTAACCACTCCGCAAACCCCTCGAATCTATCTCCATTGGGATTGGACCACCCCGTCGCCTGCGTCGAACGCGGCGGCGGGTTTTCAAGGACACAGTCTCCACCACCCGAAGGGCAGGGACCGTTCTGTTCAGTCTGCTTATCTGTGATCTTTTCCTCTTCACCATCTTTGTCAGGCCCCAAACCAACCCGACATACATATCTCGAAATTTTCCCCCAAAGGGGATTTCCTTTAAGTTCAGCACTCAAATCAGAATATTGTGGATTAGGGGAACTAAAGAACTTCACTAAAGTCTTAGGCCACGAGGTTAACCAACATGTGCCGTTTCCAAAATAGTGTGAACAGAAATTCACTCCTTTAAGTTCGTAGCACGAGGTCACCTCGCACGCAACGTAATCCTTACACTCATGCCCAAGATCCCCGTATTTTAGTTTGGCGTCTTCAACATAACCCTCCACAGAGTCATCACCCATGGCTATACACCATGGCGCCCCAATGATTTTGGCCATCAAGCACCGAATACGAGAATTCGTACTCGAGGTACAATAGCTACCCGATTTCATCAAACCCGGCAAACCTTGGGATATCATTTCTCCATTAGAGAGTTGAAAGACACTACCCGCTAAACAACGGAACCTCGCACGTGCTGCGTGAGCTAGCTTCGGAGGAAAACGACCAAGGGCAATTCTCATCTCAACGTCGGCTAGTAATTCCCATTCCTGGACAGACCAGTCAAAACCCGAAATGTCCGCCTCACAGGCTGGGGCGGTAGAATGTTTGTGAACCAAATCTCGCCAGATAGCAGTTGCCTGCTCGAGAAGGGACAAACCCATTCCGGGTTTCGACGGAGTAGTCCGCCACAACGCTATTTCCATTCTATTCTGATACCCGAAGAGTAATCGTTCTACAAGTTGATCTGCTAGCGAAACGGAGGAGATGAGACGAAATCGTCTCTGCTCTATCTTCCGACGCGGATGAGGTTCCTGCTTGACGAAAAGCCTAACAGGATCACAATACCCGCGTTTCACCAGCTCCTCAGGATTTAGATTTTCCTCTAAGGGCATTTGGGAGAGCGCTTCCAACCTAGCGGCCACAACAAAAGATATAAAATGCATGTGTTGTGCCAAGACCGCTCGGTTGGTTGTTCCTAGTTTGAAGTATGGGACCCCGGGAGAGGCGTCTTTGTTGACGTCTCTCTCCGCGACTTCCGAGACCGCTTGCGTGATCTCTTCTTGCGACCATTCTTGGCCTCGGAAGTAGCGGGGGACTGGGGCTCGAGGGTACTCTTCAATGAGTCTTCTACAAGCTTCACTGAGGTTACCGGGAGCACGCGTGGCTTTGTGGCGACCGGCTTGGAACAAGAGGGAATCGAGTTCCGCAATTGATCCGCGTTCAGGCCAGCTAAAGTCACAGAGTTCTGGGAAATAGTCTCTTGCATCTTGAAGACGCTGAGAGTCAGTTGTTCGACCAATTTCTCTAAAACGCACATCCGATTGTCCGACTCCGTAGAGTGGCATCCCGGTGAGGCTAATAGGTTTCCGTTCTGTCCATCGATATCCTCCGATGTCAGTGGCGGCAGCGAGCACTCGCTCACCGCCTGCCGGGAGTTTAAATGCTCCTCTGACAACAGGGTTTCCATTGAATCAAAATAAACGTAATCCTCATCTTCATCGACTATCTCGCTCCACAACCGGCCTTTGTTGGCTTTCGCCCAATCATCGGTTCTTTTGAAGTCCTCGTAGGTGCGGGCAAATTCACTTTCAGCGAAAGTTACTACACCGCGACCCCCGATCACATAGTCAATGGGATTATCACGCGAACGGATCTCATCTTCATCGATCTCCATGCTCTTTCCATCACTAATCAAAGATTCGGTCTCCGCAGTCAAGAAGTGGAAGTTTGTCGCTAGGTTCGACTCCCCTACAGTTTCAAAACTACGGTGGATCCCGACAACCATACCATCCTGATAGAGCGGTGTCCCGCTCCACCCATTAGTCGTGGATGCCGTGTGATGTATTTGCGCACATTTCCCGATGTTCGCACGCCCGACAGAAGAGTAAAGTTGTACAGAAGATTTTCCCCCATAACAAACAATTGTTTGGGAGCCCCTCATTGTCTTCGCTGCCGCTGAAGCGACTCCAAGGCTGGACCATACCTTATCGGGTACTATCACTGCCACGAAATCAAGCTCAGGGTCGCGATTCCAACAATCCACACACCAGCTCCTGTCCAACTCAATTCTCTTCCCACCCTTAGCGATATACACCTTGGAGGTACTCATTTTGAGGACATGGAAAGCTGTGAGCAGGACTGATTTTGCACCTGTCTTCACCCTACTGCCCATTCCAATTACTAACCCCGCTTCGTTTTCCAAGCATACTAGGGACCCAGGTTCTGAACATGCCTTAACAGGCGACATCACGGAAGTGGTTACAGTCTCTTGCTGGCTCTTAGGTATCGCCGAGCCAGGAAGTAAGTGCCACCACTCAGGGTTTATGCATACAGGGAAGATCTCACCACGGACCTCAACGTTTATCATCACCCCTTGAAAGGGTTCAAACCACGGAGTTCCGATCGTGCGACCTGAATTCTCA